TAATTGTGTGTGCCCTACTGGGCTGTTGGTTTGCAGGTGGAGCATGCAAACGTGCCATCGCTTTTTGTCCATCATTCGTCCACCAACCCGTCAAGCTAGTAAATCAAGTGCGTGATAAGTAATCCAGATGCGGTTCCAAGTGATGCTCCTAGCGAGTAGATCAGTCTAGTTGACCACTCCCCGAAGGCGACACGCTTGACGTTGAATGTCCAGACCAAGCTTATTAGAAACCCGACGATAATAGCTCCGAGGAACTTCTGATTGGCAACCTGCCATGTGTTGACCACGACTAGAAGCACTTGAATGTAGGCGTATATGAATGTTCTAATCATCTGCTCCGATCTCACAAGATTCTGTTCGTATGTAGTCATAATTGTGTGTGCCCTAGTGGGCTGTTGTCCAGTATTTTAATTAATATACTAGACTCATTTAGTTATAGATATCGACAGGAGCCTGCCGACTCCTCCCTTCTTAAATACGACGACTCCGCTCTTCTCTCTAGATTTCACGACATAAGAAAGAGCCTCCTTCTCGTCTCGAGCGATCTTTAAATAGGAAGCGACAAAGCCTGCAGGCATATCGAACCGCTCGAATTTCATTAAGTAGCAGTTCATAAAAGGACGCTCTGCTTCCTGTGCCGTTCCGAGATAATCTGCGGAGTTACGTTCTTCCATGTGATCGAGTGATGCAGCCGCTTTTTATTCGCGTTAAGCATCTTTACTTTTACCGCAGAAGGCATGAATAGAATAGTCGTAAAGGATTTGCAATATGTTCCGAATTTAGAATACCAATCAGTCATTCCACTGCTTTGCGACTGAGTCGTTTTCTGCTCTATCGATGCAAATGGGATCGTGAGAAAGAGAGACCCTCTGCTCGCGCTTAAAGTGTAAGTGTTTACGTCCTCGTTTATAGATCCAATGAACTCGAACGGACGATCTGTAGAGCATAAGAAGGAGTTCATGCATTTACGCTTATTGAATCTGTAAGATCCTTTTCCGTTATTCAGTCCTCCTATAAAGTCTCCTCCCTGCGATAAAGCTATCGCTTTGCAGTTTGTAGACTTGTAGAATTTAAGCATCTTCTGGAAGACTAAATCTAAATTTGTTATAGGCTTTACGACGCCTCCGTCTATATCGATTCTAAAATTAAAGGCGTGATAGTCGTCATCTAGTTCTATGAAGTATTTATAGCCTAAATCTTTCGCTGCAGAAAAACAGGCATTCCTCGCGTGAACGATAGCTCGCCTGTCGTCGAAATTGTTTCCCTCGTCGATCGAGTCCGCATAAGCCTTTTTATCAAATATATAGATGTCATCTCGTCCGAAGCGTTCTATGTATGAGTCTAAAGTCCTGTCTTCGTCGTCGATCATGTAGACGATTCTTCCAGAATAGCCAGACCTTCTTAGAGTCTTCGTCGTTATCTCTTTATCGGATCTTCCATGAGTCAGAATAAAGACAATTAAATTATCCTCCATGCGGATACTCCTCTCTAAACTGGTTCTCTATCTCTTTACAGAGTGTCACATATCCATTCTCGATAGCCTTGTCGAAGTCGATTATAACTAATGCGCTTTGCTCCATTAAAGCCTGCATCTCCGAGGACGCATGCGAGTAATAGTCCGCGATCCTCTCGTAGTTAAAAACGATATGCCTAGTCGCTGTCTCTCGCAGGAACTGCTTCTCGTTATCGTCTAGAGAGCTAGAGTTAATCTCCGAAAGGAGCCTAGCAGCTTTAGCGCGATCGTAGCATTCGAGTAGATGCGGCTGCTGATTCTTCGGCTCGTAGATAGGAGCTTTTATCTTCTTCGTGTAATGTCCGCTAGAGTCCTCCCCTGCGGCTTTAAACATGTTTAGCTGCTTCATATCTAGATAGTCGGGTTAGTAGTCGGGAAGTAGCTTCCTGCTGTCTTGTGGATCTTCTTAGCGTCGCTAAGGCTCTTCAGTAGTCTATAGACTGTCCTGTCGCTGACATCGTGCTTTGTTGCCATGCGAGGAACGAAGTCTTTAGGATCCTCTCCTGTTAGAGCGATCTCCGAGAGTATCTTTCCCGCGCTGATCTTCTGTCCTGCTCTCTTTAGCTTGTGAGCGTCGAGATCTTGTCGAGGACTGAATAGAGGAAACTCCCATTCGACGACGAAAGGCTCCTTCCCTGCGAAGTTACGCAGCGCAGAATGAACCGTATAGCAGTTCTCCTCTTCGTGTGCTGTGAGTCCCATGATCGTGTCTGGATCTCGAGCAAATACTCCCGAGCCGCTAATCCGATCTAGAGGATCCTTGTCTGCTTGATTTCCTTTAGAGTAGTGCGCTCCGAATGCTACTGCCGCTCCTGTCTTCTCGACGATCGCCTCGATCTCGTTCATTAGTAGTCCCATATCTCCCGCGCTGTTCTCGTCTCGATCTCCGATAGCCTTGTAGATAGGATCGATGCAGAGGAGAGCGCAGCCGTTCGAGAGGCGTTCCTGTAGAGTCTCTAGGATTAAGTTTAGATCGTTGCAGACGCCTCGAAGACTCCATACCTTTAGATTTGCAGGAGGATCTATATTCATCGCTTTGCAGACGCTTCGAACTCGATCGAGAAAGAACTCGTGAGGAACTTCGAAGTTAAGATAGATAACGTCTAGACCTGTATTTATTACTTTATGTCCGAACCAATCTGTCCCGCTCGCTACAGAGGCTGCTAGATTTAAGAGTGTCCAAGTCTTGTAGGACTTAGAGCCTCCGCCTAGAACCATCTTCGTTCCTCTGTGCAGCAGTCCGTCGATTAGGACAGGATAACGCTGCATTATCAATTTGTTAAGATCCTCGGGGATCTCGCTCGCAGAAGTCCAAGTAGGCATAGATCCGATAGCTTCAGCCTTACGGACTTCGACCTCTACTTCCTTAGCTACTACTGCTTCGTTCTTATTGTAGAACTCTCGTCCGTCTACAGAAGGCTCGTTGTCGCCGAACTCCTCTGCTAAGGCTAGAGCGGCAGCCTTAAAGTCTCCGCCGTGTTCCGTAGTCGTATAGAGAGCGAAGGGAGAGTAGTTCTGCAGAGGCTCGAGAGGAGCCGCTCCGTCTGTATAACAGAAGAAGGATCCGTCGCTGCGAATCTCTCCCGATATGCCTCCCTGCTTCCCTGGACGAGTGCAGTAAGTCCGACTACTGTCGCCGCGCTGTATCTGCCATCCTAGCGACTGTAGGATAGCTACAGATCGCTCGCGGACATTAGGAGCCGCAGCGTAGCGATCCCCGATCCTATCTCCTGTAGAGTTGCGTTCGATATCTGCTGTCTCTGCCTGCTTAATGCTTTGCTCCTCGATATGAACAGGAAGCTCGACTGCGTCGGGAGCGTAATGTAGCTCTGCGTCGTGACTAAGAAAGCAGAGCCTGCTTACGTCCTTCCCGCTCTCGTCCACTTCGAGTCCGTAAGTCGAGAGATAGCGTTTAGCTGCCTCGAATGCGTCGCGATGCTTATCGACGTCGCTAGGAATAGCGAAGATAGCTTTCAGTCCGTTTCCCGAGGGAGAGACGAAGGCTGCGACGATGTGAGGATCGAAACGCATTTCATCGACCTTTTTCGATGGAGCGTCGATCTTATCGACATCCATGCAGATCATTCCCGAGTGCGTTGTAATGCACTTGCTAGACCTGCGAGAGAACTGTCCGCTGAACATTACTGCAGGGAGATTCTTTTTAAGCTCCGAGGCTCGATCTAGATCTCCCGCTTCCGTCGCCTCCCTTACTGCGGAGATATTTTTTGCGAATCGTCCGCTTCCGCTTCGGATCCATTCGATAACTTTCTCGAGATCGAAGTCTTTAGTCTCTGTAGCTCTCGCTTGCTGAACGATGCTGATCGATCGAGTTCCATAGTTGCCTGCCGTGTTTCCTCCTTTTCGCATAATAATTGTTCGTTTAGTTTTTTAAGTTCTTCGAGTAGTTCCGACTTCTTCATAGCTGATCCTTTGATTCGTAGTCAATATGTTTTCTCCTGCCGTATTCTGCGATCAGAGCAGCGTCGAGGAAGCCGTCGAAAGGCTTCGAGCTACGAGGAGTTCGAGTCCAGTCCGTGTCTGCCCATATCGCGTCGGCTGCAGAGAGCGCAGCCGCCTTCGTGTCGAACTTCTCCTTCATGCCTTTAGGCTTAGAGAAAAACTCCTTCTGCCATGTCCTAGCGGATACGGACACGAACTCCATTTGATTAACTACGAGCAATGTCTTAATGATTGCGTAGGAGTAAGTCATAGAGCGAAGTCCTGCTGCGCTTGGAGCGTGAGAACCAGGATCTTCGACGATGGAGAACAGGGAGGAAGTAGGCTCGATGTCGGAGAAGAAACGGACAAGGGACTCGATGTCGATTTCGCGCTTCGTTCCTATCTTCGTCGAAGGCATAGCGACCATAGATTTAATCCTGCCTCCTTCGAGAGTTACGATAGCTCCATCGAGTCCGCAGTCTATTCCGATTACTCGCATTACTCCCGCTCCTCCCTATCGATCAGTAATCGATCTCGTAGATGAGAAGCCTTCGCTTCTAGATCTTCTACTCTCTCGATTAGAATCTCTTTCTCTCTAGTTAAGGATTGTAAGGCTATAGCCATAGATTCTAGTCCTCGCTCGAGGACGCTTCGCTCGTCTTGTGTAAATAGTCTTTTAGTCATTTAATTTTTCTCCTGTTCCGTTGCATGCTCTGCATGATATCCAATAAGTAGAGTAGCTGTTATTAGCGAACTCTCCGTAACCTCCGCAGACTTCGCATTCTATCTCCGTAGGCTCCTCGTCGTCTTCTTCGTAGTCATTCATAGTAAGCTTCCTCCATTTGTAGTAGGTCGTATAATGAATCCCCGCCTCCCTGCAGGCTTCAGTTCTAGCCATGTTAGGATTCGAGTCGTAGATGTCATTAATGTCATTGACGAATTTAATCTTCTGTTCGTCTGTTAGATTATTCGGCTTTTTTTCTATATCCTCGGAATAGACTTCCTCTACTCCGAACTCCGCTTCGCACCTTTCGATGTGTTCGACCTCCTCGTCGAGCTTGTCGCTTATCCATCGCATAAAAGAGGATATGGATTCTGCATTACTGTTAGCCTGCATATTTAACCTTCCTGTTAATTTCATTCCACATTAGCAAGTCGAGCTTACGGAGTCTCTTCTCGATCCTATCCCTGCGGACTACTAGCATTTGTCGCTCGTTAATTAGCTTCAGAGCCTTAGCTGCGATTACTTCATCTCTACTATCTAGCATAGCTCTAGCTCCTCCTTTACCATCTGCAGCGTTAGTCGATAGTTCTTCTGCTGATCTAAGTCCTGCTCTACTCGCTTTAGAGAATAAGTAATCGCGCTCCGATCCCGATTAAAGGAGGATGCGATATCTCGATCCGCTAGAAAGATGTAGTCCTTCGCGATCTTGTAGCAGAGATTTCTCGCCGCTACTACGGAGGCGACTCTAGAGGCTCCTCTGATTATCTTAGATGGTTTCCCTGTTACTTTAGCAGCCGCTTGAATGATTGCGCTCGTCGTTAATAGTTTCGTTTTCATAGTTTTTTATTAGTTAATTTTTATCCTCGAGGATCGTAGTTCTTAAGATGTCTCCAAACTCCCGTTAGATCCTTTAGGAGTTCGTATTCCTGCTTCAGCTTATCCTCGTCATAGACCGACGTCTCGATGCGTCCTGCCTCCGTTGTAGAGATATAGACGTTCGCTCCGATACAGTTGTCTAGAGTCCCAAAAGCAGCAGCAGCATAAGCCGCGATCTGCGTAGCTTGGAAGTCGAAAGGAGTTACCTTAACTCCCTGCTTAGTCTTCTTCGTTTTGAAGTCGATAATAATATTCGACTTTCCATATCGAGCGAGGAGATCGACTCGTCCTGCGTATCCTAGATCTAGATTAACGACAGTCCCTTCGCGCTCGATGTCCTGCAGCTTTAGAGTCTCGAGATAAGCCATAGTCGGCTCGACGTATTGCTTCAGATCCTCCGCAGGTTCTACTCCGTCGAACGCAGCGTCGATAGCGTCGTGTATTCTAGTTCCTAGCTTCGCAGCCTTGTCCGTCTCCTCGAAGCTTCGAGATCTAATTCGACTGTAGTAGCTCTCGTCTTGCTCCTCTTCGTTTCTAGGAGTCGCTAGAGTAGCTTCGATAGCCTTACCGATCTTCCATCGATCGAGTCCAGGCTTTGCCATAATGCCGAAGATCGTAGTAACGGAGGGAAGGAGTTTATACTTCCGAGCGTCTCGGAGAGTCGTATTGCGCACCCCGCCTTTAGCCTTCTGCATCGTGTAGGCAGGAACTCCTTCTCGAGTATACCAGTGTGATCCGTTTAGGTCTGTTTTGTTTTCTAATATAGCCATTTTTTTATTTTTAAAATTTGTGGAGAACGTCGCATGTAAGCGACGTCCTCCGATGTTTAGTCTAGGACAGGATGTCTAGTTTTTAGAACGGGCAGCCTGCTTGACTCCCCGACGAGGGATCCCAAGGCGCAGGATCTGAAGCTACAGGAGCTACAGGAGCTACAGTAGCTCCTACAGTTGCTAGAGCTTGAACTACGGGAGCAGCTACAGGAGCCTCCGCAGGAGAAGGAGTCGCGAATGTTCCGAACTGCGACGTAGGAACGATCTGCGCAGAGTAATCCGCGAGGCTCGTTTTAGCAGGAGAGATCCGAGTAATCTTCGGATATGTAGTTCCCATCTGTGAGACTACATGTTCGATCGAAACGACTGCTCCCTCTCCTCGCATTTCGCAGTAATCCCATCCGTAGTCGGGAGCCTTTCCTAGCCAAGCGGACAGGAACTTATAGAGCGTAGACTTCGGGGATCCGCTGATCTTCATCTCGAAGGTCTGAATCTTGTAGAGCTTCCCGTCTTGCGCTTTGAAGCCGAAGAGGACTCGAGTAACGTCGATGTCCTCGTATTCTTCGCTCTGATACTTCTTACGAGATACTGCGAACTCGTCTGCGAAGTCTAGACATGTGACGACGTAGTCGCCTGCAGGAGCTAGTTCTTCGATTTGGAATCCGTTAGAGGATTCTGATCTTGCTGTTAATATAGCCATATGATTTTGTTTATGTTTTTTTGTTCTTAGTTGTGCGAAGCGATAGCTCCGCGAGAAATTAGTTCTGCCTCGACCTTATCCCAATATTTGAGAGTCGATTTCTTCTTATACCCTGCTGGTCCTCCGTTATGAATCCGAGCTATATCCTCGATAGTTACAGGACGACCAAGTCGATCCTCCGTAGCGTAGCGATCCATATAGGCGACGACGATCTTGATCGATGTCTCGCGATCGAAGGCGTCCTCGTGAGTCCAGTCTTCGCCTGCATACTCTGCAGCGTCTGCGACGTAACATGCGTGAAGCTGTAAGCAGCCGTAGGCTAGTCCGCCGTCGCCGATAGCGTTGTCGTTTCCGCTAGATTCTACTGCGATCAGAGCGAGGATTAATGTCATGATATTCATAGTTCTAGTTATTAGGGATTGATAGATGAAGGATCCGCTCCTCGAGATCCTGCAGGCGTTCCCCTGTAAGCATTAGAGCTCCCTGCTGATCCGCTTGTGCCTTGGATAGGATGTGCGCTAGATCATTTAAGACTTCAGAAGGAACGGGATTACTATCCTGTTTGAGGAAGCTAATAACTGCTTCGATTCTGTTGTCCGCGAGTCGCTGTTTTTTAGCAGCTAATTTTTTAAGTTCTGACATATCGTGTATTTTGTTTGAGTTAAAATGGAGTGTAGGATGCTCCGCCCCGTGAGAGTGATTAATTTGCTAGTCGAATAGCTTGGCTAAGATTGTCGCAGTAAGTCCCTGCAGAATAATCTGTCATCATGTCGTCTTGATCGTTTACGCTCTTAATGCGAATGCAGATCGCTTGATCAGAGCCGCCGCCGTTTTGTATAAATTCGATGATGTCGCTTTCGCGACTAGCGGAGTAGCGAGATCCTTCGTTAATAACTTCGAAGCCTGCTTTTTTTAATTTTTTGATCGCGTTTGTAATTTTCATGTCGTGTTTTTTGTAGTGTTTTATTCGTCGCGTTAATCGCTTCGATACAGAGGATTAAGAGGGAGGAGAATAGTAGTGTCAAGTGTCTCATCTCACTTTTCTCACTTTTTTTTTAGAAGTTATTTCCCGCCTCTGTGACTCGAGCTTCTTCCGCCTCTTCGATCCATCGCTTTATGCCTAGATGGTTCATCGCGCTTACATAGACTGTCGCCTGTAGAGCCGTGTCGCTTTCGATGTCTACAAAGTAGAACACGCCGTCCCGACCGCCTCCTGCTAATTCTAACCCTAAATGACTTATCGCCTTATTGATTTGTGTTCTCATAGCTCCGATAACTACTAGCTCGGATTCGGCTGTCAATTTTATTGTTCACAAATTATTTTCAAATTATTCTCAAATAGTTATTGACGTCCTATATTCCGTAGTTCTTTATCTGTCATATCGAAGCGATTCCCGCTTCGAACTTAACACATAAAATACACGACATGAATACTACATATCTGAATACTACATATCAAATCGAATCCACTCACACTACATTAACTTCCGCTATCGAGGCTGCAGGCGGTTTGAACCGCGAGTTTAATCCTAGCGAGTTCGACAAGGAAATTCGCCGAGTAGAAAAGGCAGCAGCTAAAAGCGAGTTCTACGTTATCGATACTCACGGAAGAAAGACAGTCGTCTATCACTTCGCTGCCGACATTAAACTGCTAAACGCTTTCTCCCCTTACGGAGCGACTCTTAGCTCTGATACTCTAGTCGGCTATCTCGAAGGAAAGCGCATTTTCGTTACTAAGTGCGTCGAGAACAGTAACTCGAATCGAAAGAAGATCCGCAAGATTCAAGCTTATAACGAGGACTTCTTCGTGATGAACTTCTAATCCTTAAAGCCTCGCTCGAAAGAGCGAGGCTTTTTTGTGTCTATACACATTCGTAGTCGTCGTCGCCCCAATCGATCTCGCAGTCTTCAAACTCTCGACCTTCGAACTCCTTCTCCTCTTGTATTAACTCGAGAGCCTCTGCTAGGAGAGCCTTCCCGACTAGAGCGTTATTCGATTCGTGCCATACGCTCCCGTCCTCATACTGAACGACGACAGCGAAGTTAGGGAAGAACTCCCCGAGGATCCCTCTAGCCTGCTCGAGAGCGTCCTCCGTCGCTTTAACTAGGATTAAGTTCTGCTCGAAGTTATGGTTCATAGCTTACGATCCTCGATGCTGCGTTTTCGTCTTCTACGTCGCAGCAGATCGAGATCTTAAAGAAGTCTATAGGATGCTCGCTCGCGTGTGAGTCGGATCCGTAATCTATGCCGTCCCTCCGCAGTAGGACGACTGTCCCTCCTTGGTTCGTTATAAAGTCTGCTTCGTTGTCGAATCTGCAGTCGTCGATAACTATTACCTGCGCTCCCTGTTCCTTAGCTATATCGATTCGATGCTGCATAGACCAGAGCCAGATGTTCTCGTCTATCATGCCTCGACCCCATTCTGTGCCGAGAGTCTGCATTAGATGTCTAGGACTCTTTCCTATGCCTGCGATAGGCGACTCCTTCTTCGACTGATCTACGAGGCTTAGGAGATCGACTCCCATAGCCTGTAGCATCGCTCTCATAGGATCCGCGAAAGAGAGGATATGCGTTTCTGCGTCTAGAGTGTCTGCGATCGCTGTAGCGACTGTAGACTTCCCGACCTGCTTGGGACCAGTTAAGGCGATTAGCTTCATACGGTTTTAAAGTGTCTAGTTAGGAGTCCCTCTGTCTTATGATACTCGAACGCGCTCGCTCCCTTCTGCAGTCCTACGAAGCCTGCTCCTGCATGCCAAGCATCCGTAGCGCAGAGAGCCTCGAGATATTCGACGACGAGACCGCTTTGCTCGTCTACGATTACGGGAGCGATCGTCTTCTTGTGGTGAACGTGTCCACACTTTAGATGTCTATATTTAGTAGCTCCCCATTCCTTAGCGAACTCTGCTGCGATGATCATAGACCATTTCTGCGCAGCGATCTTGTCGCCATGCGACCATAATAGCAAATTGTCGCCCCAGATTAAATGCTTACGAGGATTAGGAGTAGTCTTAATCTCGATGTTATCGCAGTTAGAGTAGTAAGCCTTTAGGACGTGTCCTAGCCATAGCTCGGAATGCGCGGAGTGATTACCCTCGAGGACAACGATCTCCACTTGTGGAGCTATCCTCGCAGCGATGTCTACGCATTTCGTGCAGGCTGCTATAATGTAATTTACGATCCTATGATATCTGCCGTCTGCATCGAGGACATGTCCACTAGCGGGAGTCTGATTGCTTCTGTTATCTACGTGCAGCATGTCGCCGCCGAAGACTAGGACGCATTTGCTAGGATTGCTCGCTCGACTAGCTAGAGCCTCCGTAGCTTCGACCATTCGCTGCGCTGCTATGTCGCAGTTATAATCGCCGTCGAGCGTCTCCTTCTCGTCTGCATACATGCCGACGTGAGCGTCGAACAGATCGATCTCGAACAGGATGTCCTCCCCTGTCTTCTTAGACGCCTTAGCCTTAGAGACCTTTCCCTTCCCCTTAACCTGCTCGCAGAGTCCGTTTACTACGTCCTGCATAAGCTCTAGAGTCGGAAACTGTCGCCTCCATTCTTGGATGACTTCCCCTTTCCCGTTATACTGAACTGTCGAACTCTTAACTGCTAGATGACTCGGATTAGGAGCAGGAGATCTCCAAGGAACCTCGCCTCTCCTCTCGAGTCGTTTTAAGATACTTCTAACAGTAGACTCCGCTTTTCCTATAAGGCGAGCGGCTCCTCTATAGGATCCCGCTTCGATGTAGGCTTCGATCGTTTTTCTTTGATTTTCAGTCATAAATTTTTTATCGCTCTCGATAGCGACTTGATCGCTACTTTACCTGCGACGATCCGAAGTAGAATCCGACGATCGCTAGAGCAGCCTGTCGGACTTCGGGGAGTATAACGTATCCGCTAATCTGATCCCATTTAACAGTCTTAAACATTCCGAAGATCCCTCCCGTCTCTCGATTAATGCTTACTCCGACATCTGTAAAAGCTACGACAGTAGGAACTACAATAATAGCGAACAGGACGACGAACGTAATTACTCGACGCATAAATACGCCTCCTCTGCCTGCTGCTCTGTCTGCAGAATCATCTGCTGCGAGTTGCTTACTTAGAGTCTGCTCGAATAGGCGAGCCTGCGTGTCCGCTTGATTTGCGATCATCTTCATTACGAAGCCGCCGACGCTGCCTCCTAACATTGCTAATAGTTCTGGAGTCATAATATATATTTACTTTTTGAATATGTGCCACCATGCGATAGCTAGAGAAGCGATGCCTCCGCAGAGGAGCGCGAAGATGCTTGCGATGTCGTTCGCGCTCGAGATAGAGGCTGCCATCTGTGCGACTCCTAGAGTTCCCCAGATTTTAAAGTGTTCGAATAGTTGCGGATTCATTTTTAAGTTTTAGGAGTAAATCTGTCCTGCGTTTTGTATAGAGTTATATAGGCTTATATCGTCCGCGTAAAGTTCCTCTACTCTCTCTAATTCTTCCTCTGTCAAGATAGGCTTAGGACTGTTATTACTGTTAGAGTCATTTACTCTCGGGATTTCATCGAGACCTAAATCTCTAGCTATCTCTTCGATATGCTCTGGGAACTTATATAGAGTAGCTCCTTCGACTAGGTATGCGCTCGTAGGTTTAGTATGAAAGCTATAACGACTTCTCTCGATCCTACTGATTTCCTGCGCTGCTGTTCTATCCTCCTGTGCGCAGGCAGATCTAAATCGCTCGACTGGATCTCTTACTGGTATAATCGGACAGTTAGCTTCCTGCGTCTGCGGAACTCGATGCTGAAAGCCTGGACCATTCGAGAGAAGCATAACTTCCGAAACGTCGTCTCTGCCGTCGATATAGATCGCCTTAGCGATAGCGGACGATCCGCTCTTACCAATCATCGCGATCTGCTTGTCCTTATAGATGATGTAGTTATTCCCGCGCTTCACGATTATTTAGTCTTCAATTGTTACACTGCCGTCATCGTGACGAGTGCGGGCTGGCATTGCTGCAATCTTGCCTTGGATACGTTCCCAATCTTCATCGAGACGATCTGGAAGAACGTCCGCTAGGAGTGCGACAATTGCATTTGATAGATCGAAGCATTCGACTGCATCAGTGCCAAGTTCAGCAAGAACTTCGGCTGGCGTAGCGCGAGGGTTGTTCCAAATAATGTCGAAGCCTTGTTCCCATGACTGGATGATTGTTTGGCCGAGCTGTGCTGTGCTGCGTTTGACGCGAGTGGCCGCACGTTTTGCAGGAATAACAGGATCAGAATGGGTTTGATTTAGAATCGTCATAATTTAGTGTCTCCAGAATTCGGTGCCAGTGTATTGTTTACAAAGATCAACACCTAGCACCGAAGCCGAGTCATCCTTGATGGGTTTTACATCCTTGCGGATAGTGTGGAGATCCATTCCGTGAGCGGAATCATCCTCGTGAGTGTATTGCTCGACGCTAGTAAAGTCGTGCTCAAAATTTTGTAGCTCAAGGAATTTGTAAATGTCCTCAAGTGTTTCCTTTGGGTTGTGTGTTAAATCATCGAACTCTACTAAGCAGAGTCGATCACCTAAGCCACGCATCATTGCATCCTTTAGGCGGTTGTATGCTAGTCCTAGAACTT